GCAATTATTAGTGGTCGTCCTGAAGATGTAGGTGTCATCAACGTCGGCAAGAACGCTGACTTCCGCACCGCACAGGAGATGATCCGTGACCTCACCACAAGGCTAAGTGATGCGTTCCTCATCCTCACTCCGCGTAAGGCAGAACGCGTCACCAGTACCGAGATCAATGCTGTCGTACAAGAGCTCAATGAGCAACTCGGCGGAATCTTCGGTAATCTTAATACAGAGCTTCTGCAGCCTTATCTAAACAGAAAGCTCCACATACTCACCCGCTCTAAAGCTGTCCCCTCCCTTCCCAAGAATCTGGTTAAACCTATTGTGGTTGCCGGACTCAACGGGGTAGGCAGGGGGCAGGATCGTGCTGCGCTTATGGAGTTTGTTCAGACCGTAGCCCAAGGCATGGGTCCGCAAGCACTACAGCAGTTTATTGATCCCACTGAATTCCTTAAGCGTCTCGCCGCTGCTAGTGGGATTGACACTCTTAACCTCATCAAGTCTCCCGAGACGATGGAGCAAGAGAAGCAGCAAATGCAAAACGAAGCTATGCAGGCATCCCTCATGAACCAGGCAGGTCAGCTAGCTAAATCACCTATGGCAGAACAGTTAATTGACAACTTCCAGCAAGACCCCGGAGCAGCCCAGCAGCTCCAAGAGCAAGCCGGAATCCCCGGCACCGAAACAGCCCCGGAAGAGATCCCGGAAATCTGACGGCCAATACAAAGGTGGTACTCCCGCAGAAGCTTGGGAAGCCACTGAACTTATTGAAGGTGTTGGTCAAAAAACTATTGGTAAAACCGTTGGTCCCAAAGTTGATGCGCCTTCTCAAGGCAATGAAACTGCCGGCAAATACAAGAAACCCGAAAAGCTGACTCCCACTTTCGGCAAGGTATCCACCACCCTCCACTAATATGCCCATCACCCAATTCGATCCAACTGAAGGTCCAAGCAAGGAACAGCAAGCCTCAGAGGCTGCCGTGTTTGCTCAGGGTCAAAAGATCCAAGAGGCCCAAGCTGCTGACCGTGCAGCTCGTCAGGCTCAAATGGAGCTTGACCAAGAACAAGATGTCTCCCTCATTGGTGGCAAGTTCAAGTCACAGGAAGACTTACTGAAGGCTTACCAGGAACTTGAACGTCAACGCACTAAAGAGAATCAAGGCGATGCTGAGGAAGAAGAGCAAGTCGAAGAGTCTGTTGACAATGTCGATGAGGCAGAGGAGACGACTGAATCAGACGAGATCTTCAACCGAGCCGCGCAGGAGTACACCGACAACGGTCAGCTGTCTGATGACGCGATTGATGCGTTGTCTCAGATGGATTCGAAAGATCTTATCAAAGCTTACGTTGACTACTACGGTCGTAATGCCGCCAACTATCAACAGCAAGAGCTTGAGGCGACTCAACTTGATGCTGTTAAAGAGATAGCAGGCGGCTCCGAAGAGTACGACAACATGATTGGCTGGGCTGCTCAAAGCCTGCCTTCTGATGAGATCGATGCCTTCAACTTGGTTACTGAGTCAGGCAACCTCGCTGCAATCAGGTTTGCCGTTGAAGCTCTCAACAACCGCTACCGAGCAGCTGAGGGCTTTGAGGGTGAACTTGTGACTGGTAAGGCTTCCACCTCTACCAATGTCAAGGCATATCGCAGCCAAGCTGAATTGGCAAGGGACATCGCTAATCCTCTTTACCACTCTGATCCTGCCTTCCGCGCTGACGTGGAAGCCCGGCTTCAGGCAAGCAAAGATCTTCTTTAAGCAATGACTGCTACTTCTCACACGATCTATAGGGGTGAGTTTAGTAACCGTTATGTGGAGCCTTATCGGCTTGTGGGTACTGCCCGTCAGCTGCCCGCCGGTTCGGCTTCCGCTAACACGGCTCTTACTTCCTCTATCTCACGTATTTCTATTAGAGCTGTCGGTGCTGACATCAGGTACAGCATCGGCAATTCAGCTCAGACTGCTTCTGCTACTAGCCATTTCATTGCCAGTGGTGAGCGTCTTGAGCTACGCGTCCCTGAAGACGCAAACATCGCTGTAATCCGAAACGCAAGCACCGACGGAACTCTAGAACTCTCGGAGCTTCTCTAATGCCTTACGGTCCTGGAACCTACGGTTCAAAGGTCGGACGCCCTCCTAAGAAAAAGAAGAAGAAGGGAGGCAAAAAGAAGTGAGCCTTTATCGCAACATCAATAAGCGGAAAAAGGCAGGCACTTCTCGGCCTAAATCTAAATCTACTATTTCTTCTAAAGCCTACGCCAATATGAAGGCTGGCTTTCCTAAGTCAAAGAAGAAAAAGAAAAAGTAACTCTATTCATGAAATCTATTCTCGCCGCTGGCATCATCTTTGGTGCCGGCTCTGCTGCGTATGCAGGTCCCTATTTGAACGTCGAAGCCAACCAGGGTTTCCAAGGCGGTGTGTCAGGTGATGTTGTCACCGACGCCCACTTTGGTCTGGAAGGTGAATACGGCCAAGCTTCCTGGTATGTCCAGGGTGGCCCTAGCTTCACCTCTGGTACAACTACTGCACAAGCCACCGGTAAGGCTGGCGGCTCTGTAGGTATTAGCGAAAAGCTGTCGGCATATGTCGAAGGTTCCTTCGGCACTGTTGACGGTGGTGACACTGCATACGGCGCCAAGATCGGCACCAAGCTCAAGTTCTAACTAATAACGCCGCGTACGTTCATCCCTTCGGGGACGCATGTCGCCTGATCATGGAACGGGGGTCAGGTACTTTCATTCAGACAATGACTCAAGTCGAATTGGATGCCCGTGTTCGGGAGCAGCAGCAGGCACAAAAGCTTGCAAAGCTTAAGTATCGCGGCGTTGCTTACACACCTAAAACTAAATAATCAAGAGCCCGAGACCGTGGCTTTGTAACGGCTAACCAATTTGTAAACACCTCAGCGCGAGTACGTCTGGGCGGTTAGTTGGGAGTCAGGCACCTCAGAGTAGGACCTGGCTCCTCTTGCCCGTGTCCGTGGCATATAACGGCAATCCTTGCAAGGGAAAACCTAGGTCTATAGAACAGAATTCAGTAGTAGGAGAGAGCCCTGGTACGCCAGGACAACTTTCACTGAAAGGAATTTGATCGGAAGACCGACCATTTCAATTCTTTCTCCTTCTTAGAAATGACTAACATTTCGAATCTCGCACGGCCTAATGCCGTAAACGGGAATCAGTCCAATGCTTTCGCCGATAAGTATAGCACGGCGCTCACTCTATTTAGTGGCGAAGTGTTCAATGCTTTCAACAACGCTTCTATCTTTAAGGGCCTCGTTCGCTCCTACACCCTCCGTGGTGGCAAGAGCAAGCAGTTCCTGATGACTGGCAAACTGTCCGCTGGGTATCACACTCCTGGACAGCCCATTCTCGGTGATACCGCACTGAAGGCCAACGAAAAGACCATCAACGCTGATGATCTTTTGGTTGCTTCTCAGTTCGTCTATGACCTCGATGAGCTCCTTTCTCAATACTCCCAGCGTGCGGAAATCAGCTCGCAAATTGGTGAGGCTCTCGCCAAGCATTACGACATTCGTATTGCTCGCGTTCTCGACATGGCTTCCCGTGAAGCTAGCGTTGTGACCGGTGAGCCTGGTGGCTTTGAAGTCTCCATTGGCTCCGGTAACCAGAACGATGCACAAGCAATCGTTGATGGTTTGTTTGAAGCAGCTGCCGTTCTTGACGAGCGTGCAGCTCCTGACGAAGGCCGCGTCTGTATACTTTCCCCCCGTCAGTATCTGAGCCTGATCTCCTCTGTTGACACCAACATTCTGAACCGTGAACTCGGTGCTTCTCAGGGTGACATCAACAGCGGTAAGGGTCTCTACAGCATCGCAGGTATCCGCCTCTACAAGAGCAACAACCTGCCCTTCATGGCTGCTTACAACACCGCCGTCACTGGCGAGAACAACGACTACGCAGACGCTAACGCTACCTGCTGTGGTCTGGTGTTCCACCGCAACGCCGCTGGTGTTGTTGAAACCATGGCACCTCAAATTGAAACCACCTCTGGTGACTTCCACACCCAATATCAAGGCGACTTGGTTGTTGGAAAGCTCAGCATGGGCGTCGGTTCTCTGCAAGTCAGCGTCGCTGGCTCTCTGCAGGCAAAGTAATTATCTCTTTGCGACCCTGGGGACTTCGGTCCCCTCGGCGCATACCATTCGCTAGAAATAAATGGCAACTGTCTACAAACTAACAAAGCTGGCCGCTGTCAACATTGTTCTGTCGAACATCGGTCAAGCTCCTCTCACAAGCCTCACCACCTCCAACCCATTGGCGGCTGTAGCAGAGGGAATTATCGATGAAGTTTCCCTAGCCCTGCAATCAGAGGGCTGGGTATTCAACACTGAACAGGACTATCCCTTCACACCTGACTCCAATAAAAACATCATCATCCCAGCCAACGTGCTGTCCCTGGACACCGTTGAGTGGGGAACGTATGAACCCATCATCCGTGGCGGCAAGCTCTACGACAAACGCAACCACACCTATGACTGGGAAGACACTCTGTATTTGAAGGTTATTTGGTACTTCGACTTTGAAGACCTGCCTGAAGTCTTTAAGCAATACATTTCTGTCCGTGCAGCCAACCTGTTCGCCAACCGTGCTGTCGGCTCTGCTGAGGTTGTCAAATACTCCGAGCGTGAAGAGCTTCTAGCTCGGGCTGCTGTCATGGAGTATGAGACCCAACAGGGTGACTACAACGTGTTTAACGATCGTGCAGGCGGCAAGGAATTCCACACATACCTCCCCCATAACGCTGTCTACCGTCGATAACTATGGCTGCTGTTTCCCAGACTATTCCTAACCTGCTTGGCGGGGTTAGCCAACAACCGGACCCTGTAAAGCTACCTGGGCAAGTACGGGAACTTAAGAACGCTTATCTTGACCCCACCTTCGGTTGTAAGAAAAGACCACCTACCACCTTCATTAGCAAGCTGAATGCAGCTAGCGCTAGTGACACCATACCCAGCAACGCTAAATGGTTTCCCATCTTCCGTGACGAGCAAGAGCGATATGTCGCATGTATCTACCGCACGACCACGACAGTTGTGCGTGTATGGGATGCATTAACGGGAGCTGAAAGAACAGTCACTCTTGACGCTGGCTCAGACGCTTACCTGCAAGCCAGCAACCTTGCCAATCTCTCCACGCTGCAGCTGGCTGACTATACCTTCATTGCCAATAGTGAAAGAACAGTCACCACTAACAGCGTTCAGCTGACCAATCAAAACGAGGAAGCTCTGGTCACCATCAATGCTGTTTCCTATAACACCACCTACAGCATCGACCTGAATAGCGGCGGTGCGGCTCCTGTCAACGTCTACAGCGCCACCAAGCTTGAGGTCAGCCCTGGCTCCTATGAGGTTAGTGATGGCGGTGCTTGCTCTCAGAGCAGCGCCCAAGACCACAGCGTCACCTCTGGCTCAAAAACTGGTCTGCAATTCCGAATCGTCAACCAGTGTTCTGCCTACTACGACTCGGGATCAAACTCCTACCGCTCTCGCTACAGCACCTCCGTCATCCTCAAGAACGGCGGTTCAGGTTGGCGTGTAGGAGACACTGCAACTGTCTCCCAAGGTGGACGCTCCTTCACAGTGACTGTCACTGCTGAGAAGTCGGTCCTCACCTACGCCAGTGACGGAACAGCGACCTACACGACCGCTAGTAATGCCTCCTCAGGCACCCTTCAGGTTTCTGACATCACCACCAACCTGCAGTCAGCTGTCAACGCTCTGACCAACTACAGCGCGGATGTTGTGGGCAACGTGATCCGGGTCACCAGGACCGATGGGAATCCGTTCAACATCTCCGTCCGTGGCGGTACGACCAATGCCGCAATGACTGTGATCAAAGAAACGGCTCAGAACATCGCAGATCTGCCAGCTCAGTGCTTCCCTGACTTTCGATGCAAGGTTGTCAATACAGGCGACACAGATGCTGATGACTACTACGTCGTCTTTGTTCCTGACGCTGATGGTGTCCCTGGAACGGGTGCATGGGAAGAGACCCATGAGCTTGGAATTGAAACTAGCTTCAACTCTTCGACCTTGCCTCACGCGCTGGTCAGACAAGCCAACGGCAACTTCACCCTTGGTCCCCTTGGTCCCAACTCCGCCCTAGGCGGATGGTCAGACCGAGAGGTCGGAGACGACACCACTAACCCCATGCCGACCTTTGTTGGACGGGGTATTAGTGGCATGTTCTTTTTCGCAAACCGACTCGGCTTCCTTGCAGAAGACTCGGTGGTTATGAGCCAGCCGGGTGACTACTTCAATTTCTTCATCACCTCAGCCATCACCGTCAGTGACGCAGATCCCATCGATCTAACTGCTGCGTCTGAGAAGCCAGCGTTCCTCAAGTCCGCGATTGGTACTCCTAAGGGCGTTCTGCTGTTCGCTGAGAACTCTCAGTTCCTAATGGCTACCCAAGACGTTGCGTTTGCGCCGTCTACGGTCAAGGTGACTGAAATCAGCAACTACAACGTTGTTACGGAGACCCAGCCTCAATCAACTGGTGTGAGTGTCATGTTTGCCTCTGAGGCTGACACCTACTCCAAGATCTTTGAAATGGCAATCGACTCTGTCGATAACCGTCCAGTAGTTGCAGAGAACACTCGGATTATTCCTGAGTACATTCCACCTGATCTTAAATTTATCGCCTCTAGCCCTAACAACTCGTTCATCGTTTTCGGTGATAACTCTGACACGGTTTACACGTTCAAGTTCTTCAACCAAGGCAATGAGCGTCAGTTAGCAGGCTGGAGCAAGTGGCAGTTTCCGTCGCAAGTTCGCATGTATGCGTTCAATAACGACACCAGCTACATAGTTACGTATGACGGAACTAATCACATCCTTCTCCACATGGAGATGCTTGATGACCCTGCGACCTCGCCTCTTTCTGCAGGCTTTGGTAACAGCAAGTTCATTCCTCGCTTAGATCATATTCTCTACAAAGCAGACCTTACAACAGCTGTCAGTGGATCGAACACTAAGATCTATTTCCCTTCGGGAGCGTTTATTACTGGTGCTCAGCCTGTCTTCATTGTTACCTCTGGTAGTAGTGCTAACACCTTCCTACGACCTTCTATTCAGTCTGACGCGACAGGCAGCTTTATTGAGGTAGAGACTTCGCTCACTACTGGTGACTACATTATGGGTCTCCAATATCGAATGGAAGTAGCTCTTCCTGCTTTTTATGTGACAGCAGAGAACAGAGCAGATCGAGTCGAAATTCCAATGGTTGAAATCCTGTATCTAGACCTTTATTACTCGGGACGATATGAGGTTCAACTGGAACGACTTGGTTACGCAACAGCTTCTATTGACATTGACATCGCAAGGGCGGGTCTTTATCAGGCTAACTCAGCTCTAGTCGGTGAAGTGATTACCAAGTCAGTCCCTATCTTCTGTCTCGGTTCTGACGCCAAAGCCACTGTCTTTGCCGACGATCCTGTCCCTTCAAGTATTACCAGTTACTCCTGGCAAGGTCACTACAACCGTAGAGGAATCACCAAGCTACCTTCCTAATGAAACCGTACTATCGCAAGGCTACATTCAAAGACGCAATCACTGTTGCAGATAACATTAGAGATGACGACCTTCAGGAGGTAATGGGGCTAGGCCATAGCCTGGCTGTCATTCCTTTCTGTGTGTTTGTCAGTGATGTAGCTGTAGCCTTTTGCGATAGTGATCAAACTGTTGTGGGCGTTGCTGGTGTAATACCATGCCGCCCCGGAGTTGGACAAATATGGATGTTATGCACTCCAGAACTATCCAGAAAACCCATTACGTTTGTAAGAGGTGCTAAGAAGTGGCTTGCGGAATTGCAAGGATACGAGCTTCTTTGGAACCTTGCAGACGCTAGAAATCATTTCCACCACAAGCTATTAAAGATGCTTGGTTTCAAAGCAATCCGCAAAGCATATCCACCGCCCTATTACCTGCCGTATATGGAGATTGTTAAACTATGTGCGTAATTGCAGCGGGTGCAGGCATTACAGCCGGTGCTGCATTAACCGCTAACATTGCTATTGCTGGTCTTGCAATTACTGCAGCAGCGACCGGCGTTCAAGTATATCAAGCACAACAAAACGCCCGTCTCCAAGCGCAAGCAGCTGAGCGACAGCAAGAGCAGGCGTATCAACAGATGAACCTTGCCTATCAGCAAGCACAACAGCAGCAACGAACTCAGAACGAACAAATTGTTGCGAAGCACATCGGTGATGTCCGCATTCAGCAAGCGTCTAGAAAAGCCTATGAAGAAGGCGCTGTTAATCGTATCAATGCAGCTAATGCTGGCTTCGTTGAAAAACAGCTAACTCTCAAACAGGCGAAGGATCAGCAAGCCTTCAGGATGCAAGAGATCTACGCTAAGTCCATTGGCTCTCAAGGCTCAGTCCTTGCGTCCGGAGGTGTCGGTCAATCCGTCGGTCTACTTGCATTAGACGCTGAACGTCAAGGTGGATTTGCTACTGCTAAAGAACAAGCTAACGTTGATAGTGCTTATGACGCTGCTGAACTTGGCCAGCAGTTGGTCTCTCAGCAAGCCCTAAGTGCTGACAATGCTGCTTATAGCAATGTTCTTGCACCTGTCCAGGCCCCGCAGTTTGCTCCTAAACCTGTGGGAAGAGGTACTGACCTTCAACTTGGAATTCCATCATATAACTGGACTTAGACATGGCACGAATTTACAAACCAGAATCCTATAACAACTCATATAGGGCTCAAAGCGTAGGCATAGGTTTCAGTCCAGTTTCTCCTGTAGATGAGACCAAAAGGGAAAGGGACAAGTCCGACAGAAAGATTCGTGATCTACAAACCTTAGAAAAGGCTCTCACCCGTCAGCAGCAACTCGATAAAGGGATGCTGGAAGGTGATTTCAAAATCAATGAAGCTGAGCTAAGAAAAAAGCAGGTAGCTAACGATGCGACATTTGCAACACTGAAAGGTGTTATGCAGCTCTCAGGATTAGCTCTTCAAGCTTACGGAAAGATTGCCGAAGTCGATGCTACACGTCAAGAATGGGAGCGTGAATCTACAGAGTTTTGGGGTCAACTTGATAACCCTTCACTGGATTCTGCACAAGCCCAGCCTACTCATGCTGACTCTCAAACCTTTCAGTCTGCAGTCATTGCTAGCGATAAGGCAGCAGAGGAAGTTGCTGGTGGCAATGCCCCTTTAGGTTCCGAGCTCCGGACTGAACAGCGTGAAGCTGTGAATGCCCGTGGAACTCGAATCCAAACTGGTATGAACGCTATTAGTTCTTTGCCGGTCTATATGCGTGAGTTCATGCGTTCTGATACGCAACTCAAGCACCCGGCTACTGGTAAGGTTTTCACCCCTTCCACTTATAGCACCCATGCCGAGTTGGCATATGCACAACAACAAGGCCTAGCACGTTTCTACCGCGACTACAAAGTCAAGGGTCTTGATGGCCAAACCCAAATGGACTTGCTTAAGTCCGCTAAGCAGTTCCGTCAAAACCAGCTCTATCAACTGAGCGCAGAACTAGACGACAACCTGACCAAGGCGACTGTTCTTAATGCCGAAGAGACAGCCTCTAAGTCGATGGCTAATCCTCAAGCCAATGTTGGGGACATCTATAGAGAACTTGTTTCTGGTCTTGTTGGTTCTGGTAAATACAAAGGCAACCCTGCCCTTGCTAGTGAAGACGCTGTTAAGCACATCGTCGAAGTGGCAGAAGGCATGGGTGGTGAGCGTGGGACTGCTCTTTTGAAAGCGCTAGAAGAACAAACTCGTAAGGATGGCGGTAAACTTAAAGTCCTACATGGAAAGACCATACAAGACGGTCTTGACCGTATTGAACAAGGTATTTACTCCGATGCTACACGCGCAGAAGCATCACAACGCCGAGCAGTTAAAGACGCGCAAACTGCTCGCTTAAAAGCACTAAGAACAGCTGCGCGTGATGAAGATATTGAGCGCATTAACAGAGAGTATCAAGCAACTCTGCAAGCTACCGGCGGATACGACGCTGAGCTGGAGCTGCAGAAGATTGAGCTCAATGGTTTTAACTACAGCG